TGTGGGCGGGGGGGCAAACCTGATTAGCGCCCTTTCCCCGCCGCAAGCGTAACGTGCATGGCGACAGGCGAACTCAGCGACCCGGCACGGATCAGCCGCTTGGAGCTAACGGTGTACGGCGATAAGGCAGCCAACCCGCCGCGGTTGGGCGTGGTGGATGTCATCAATCAGCACACCCGCGTGATCTTTGGGGCGCAAGACGAGAAAGAGCCGGGGCTAGTCGCCCTGGTGAAAGAGTACATCGGGAAGGTGGATGACCTGAGCGACGGCAAGAAGACGCTGCTGACGCTCTTGGGCTTAGGCGTGACCGCGTTCGGTAGCGTCGGCTCGCTGCTGGCTTCGGTCGCGGCGCTGTACGTGGCCCTGGCGAAGTAACTTGACCGCCGAGCCGGTTCACGTCTTCCTGGGGGATTTGCACGCGGGCAGCAAGTTAGCGCCGCTGGTGCCGTTCACCACCGACAAGACCCAGCCGCCCTCGACGCACAAGCCGGAGAACCAGACGCAGGTTGTGCTGGCCGGCTTTCTGGCGCAGGCACTGGATGACGCGCGGGCTTTGTGTCAGGGGTATGCGGTGCGGCTGCACCTGGGCGGCGATCTGGTGGACGGCGTGGCCCACCACGGCACGACGCAGACGGTCGGGGATCGCAACGCGCAGCGCGATCTGGCCGTGAAGTTACTCCTGCCGTGGGTGGTGTTCGCGGGGCGCGATTATTGTTATGGACTGATGGGCACGGATGCCCATGTGGGCGACAACGGGCAGGAAGATAGCGCTGTGTGCAGCGAGCTGGGCGTGCGGGTAAAGCATTTTTGGCGCATTGAGAGCGCTGGGAAACTGCTGGACTGGGCACACCACGTCAACGTGGGCAAGCGCTGGGCTGGGCTGGAAGGTCCATTGACGAACTTGGCGAATGACACGCGGGCTAAGTATCTGGAAGAAGGCGAGCGCCCGCCCGACATGATCGTGCGCCACCACATCCACCGCTACGTGCGCGCGCACGCCAAGCGTACCGATGTGGTTGCAGTTCCGGGCTGGCAATCGCAGACCAGCTTCACGCGGCGCATTGACCCTTCGGGCCTGTTGACCGTGGGCGTGGTCTTGTGGTGGCCGGTGACAGGGACGATCAAGCCGCTGCTGTATCGCTTCCCGGCCGAGCCGATTGAGAAGGTTCCGAGCGCCAGCGAAGCGCAGGCCGGGGCGTATGCCTGACTACCTGGCTGAAGCCGCCGCGGCCTGGGCTGAAGCGGCTCCGGCGCGATTGCTGGCGCGGGAGCGCGTGGTATTCCCCTACTACATCGCCAGCACTTACGCGGCGGCGCACGGGATCAGCGAGAGCCACGCGCGGACACATCTAACCGGGCTGTGCAAGGGCAAGGCGGCCAAGTTCACGCGGGGCCGGTATCGCTTTGAGGGCCAGCGGCAGCCCGAGTATGTGTATTGGCCGGTTGGCGTTGACGCGCCGGATGAAGCGCAATGACTAAGTCTCAGAACACGGAGAAATCAGACAAGCCCAAGCGCAAAGCGCCGCCGACCGCATGGCAGAAAGGCCAGAGCGGCAACCCTGGTGGCCGTCCCAAGAATGAGCAGAGCATCACCTACTGGCTCAAAGAGTTTGGTGCGATGACGCCCGCGCAACTGGCCGAGCTATGCGAGGACTACGCCAAAGAGTTGAGGAAGATCAAGGGCAACATGAGCATGTTTGCCCATATTGCCGTTCGGACGCTCATGGGCCAGATCAACGAGCCGTCACCGGGGCTGCTGGCGCAACTCCTTGACCGCACCGAAGGCAAGGTAAAAGACCAACTCGAATTGACAGGGGCCGATGGTGGGCCGGTGGCGATTACGACCATCGAAGTTGTGAAGGACTACGGCAAGGGTGCCGACTGACCTAGTTGAGGTTGTTGGCGGCAAGCTCCGGCTGCACTTGCATCCGGGGCAGACAAGAGCCTGGGACAGTGAGCGCCGCTTTGTGTTTGTCATCGCGGGCACTCAGGGCGGCAAGACCAGCTTTGGCCCGTGGTGGCTGAACCGCGAGACGCAGCGGTGCGGGGATGGTGACTACCTGGCCGTCACCGCGACATACGATCTTTTCAAACTGAAGCTACTACCCGAGATGAAGCGGGTCTACGTGGACCTGCTGGGCTGGAAGTATTACGCCAGCGACCGCGTGCTGGGGCTGGGCGACAAGCGCATCATCCTACGCTCGGCCAGCGCGGAAGGCGGCCTAGAAAGCGCCACGGCGCACGCGGCGCTGCTGGACGAGTGCGGTCAGGACGACTTCCGGCTCGAGAGTTGGGAAGCGGTACAGCGGCGCTTGAGCTTGTCGCAGGGGCGGGTGCTGGGCACTACGACGCCGTACAACCTGGGCTGGCTCAAGACCGAAGTGTTTGACCGCTGGCGGGCCGGTGATACTGACTTTGAAGTGGTGCAGTTCAAGAACCTACAGAACCCGCGCTTCCCACCGGCTGAGTACGAGCGCATGAAGGCGAAGATGCCTGAGTGGAAGTTCAAAATGTTCTACGACGGCGAGTTTACGCGGCCGGCCGGGATGATCTACAGCGATTTTGATGAGACGATCCACAAGATCGCGCCCCGCCCGCTGCCGCTACACTGGCCGCGCTACGTGGGGCTGGACTTCGGGGCAGTGAACACGGCGATGGTGTGGATTGCGGAAGACCCCGAGACACACGTGTTTTACCTGTACCGGGAATATCACGACGGCGGCAAGACGACGCCCGAACACGCCCGCGCCTTCTACACCGAAAGCGGCAAGCGCGACGAAGGTGGCGGGTGGGAGGGCGGCGAGAACGTGGTGAAGGTGACGGGCGGCGCACGCTCCGAAGTGCAGCAGCGCATGGACTGGAACGCGGCCGGGGTGGGCGTGCTGGAAAGCCCGATTATCGACGTTGAGGCCGGGATTGACCGGGTGATTGCTTTGTTCAAAACCAAGCGCCTGTTTATCTTCGACACCTGCAAGGGCGTGCTGGACGAGATCGGCACCTATTCGCGCGTCTTGGATGACAGCGGCCAGCCAACCGACAAGATCAAAGACAAAGAGACGTTTCACCGGCTGGACGCTTTACGCTACGGCGTATCGGGCTTGAGCTATGGGAACGACCTAGTAGCGTGGTGACAATATGACCATTCTTGACCGTATCCTGGCCCCCCTGGGCTACAGCAAAGCGCCTGCCGAGCCAGTCAAGCCGCCCGCGATGCTGATGGCGCAGGCCGACAGCCAGCGGTGGGAGATGCCCGAAGCGCACGAAGCCGAGAAGCAGGCGCGGCTGTACCAGAACCTGACGTGGATCAGCACCGCCATCGACCACGTGGCGGCCGTGGCGGCGGGCGGCGTGGCGAGCGTCAAGCAGCTCGTGGGCGGGCCGGATGGCGAGGAGAAGGACATCCCTAACCACGCCTTCGAGCTGCTGCTGCGCAAGCCCAACCCGCTGCAAAGCCGCTTCGAGTTCATGCGCGACCTGGTGAGTTGGTGCAAGATCACCGGCAACGGCTACATCTTCCAGAACGCCGCCACCGAGGGCGCGACGCCGGACGAGCTGTGGCTGGTGCCCGCGCACCTGATGCAGCCCATCCCCGACGGCCAGAGCTACGTCCGGGGCTACACCTTCACCGCTCCCGGCAAAGAGCCGATCTTCGTGGACCGCTGGCGCATCATCCACCTGAAGACGTTCAACCCGCTCAATCCCTTCGTGGGCCTGTCGGCGCTGCAATCGCTGGGCCTGGACGCCTACGGCGACATTGCCCAGCAGAAGTGGAACCTGGCGCTGTTCGACAAGTCGAACGGCAAGTTCCCCGGCATCCTGGCGTTCAAGGCCATGATTGGCGACACCGAGTGGCAGAAGCTGCTGAAGCAGCGCGATGAGCAGTGGGGCGGCACCAACCGCGCCGGCGTCACGATGCTGCGCGGCGTGGGCGACCAGGTGCAGTGGCTGCCCGCGGCGCTGTCGCAGAAAGAAATGGAGTTCCTTGAAGGCCGCACCTTCACGAAGCAGGAGATTTACGACAAGCTCGCGCCGGGGCTGGCGTCCATCCTGGCCGTCAACGCCACCGAAGCCAATGCCATCGCGGGCAAGGCGACGCTGATCGAGTTGGCCGTGTGGCCGATGCTCGACCAGATGGCGCAGAAGTTCAGCGCCGAAGTCATGCCGCTGTACGGCGACGCGCTGGTGGTGGAGTTTGACGACATCCGGCAGACCAATCGCCTGCTGGACCTGCAAGAGCAACAGCAGTACGCCCTATACCACACCGTGAACGAGATGCGCATGGAGTACTACGGCGAAGACCCGCTGTACCTGGACCCGAGCATCGTCAAGGCCATCGCGGCGCACGAGGCCGAAGCCGAAGCGCGGGCTGACGCCATGCCCGCGGCCATGCAGGCGCAGATGGGCAAGGCCGCCCAGCCGCAGCTCGACCCGCGCGGCTTCCTATTCCCGGCACAGA